AGGGATTAACTAATCCGTAAGTTAATCCCCTGTGTATAATCTATTAAATTGGTTATATCACAACACTATTTATACTATGGTGTCTTTTAAATTATACTTCTTAACGACTTTTTCTTTCTGTATATCCTTTGAAGACCTCTTAGAAAACCTATCCGCCAATGGCGTATTAGGATTCCTGTCTGCAATCTTTTGTAGAGTTTCTTTCATACCACCATCCATTTTTTTAACAATGTGGTCACCCACAAAATTAGGTGCAGTTAATACTGCTGATATATTTGGATTATCTTTTAGATAAGGTTCTTTCTCAGCAATTTTCATTACTTTATCAAATTCTTCACCTGTATCTTTATTCTTAAATGTATATGTTGGCATATTATTCCTTAATAAGTATCAGTAGGATATTCTACATCTGCTATATCTGGTTCTAAATCATCTATGGCAGCATTTACTGCTTCTATATCATTACTGTTTGTGTCACATGAATATTCTAGTGATACAATTTTCTTTTCTAAGTCACTAACTGTTTTTTCTAAATTTTTAATTGTCATTTTTAAAAACTCAACATCATCTGCTAAGTCTTTACTATTATATATTTCCATACCATTCTGGCCTCGTTCTATTTTTCCAATTAGCAAATCCATTCTTTTCATTTATATAATAATTTTTATATGCCTGAATTGGATTTCCTATCACCTTACAATAGTCTGGCATTGCTTGAGGTAATTCTGTCAATCCAATGTCTTTAATATTGTCTGGTGCCCTAAGTAGACTAATAGATGGTTTCGATGCACCATGTATTTTTCCATATCTATATGTATACTCTGATAGACAAGCCATGTAAATCTGGTACATCAAACGATAATTTGATTTACTTTCACGCACCCACACATTACAAGGATGATTCACATGACTTGCTTTATAAAGTATACTTTCCCTATTATCAGGTAGTTTCCACCTTTTAATTCTATGATTATTTTTTGTTCTGTCTTCGTACAATTCACCATCTAAAAACCTGTGTGCAGTAGATAGTAATTGTGCATATTCTGTTGCCATTTTTACAACATGTTTATCAACATGCCATTTGATATTCTGTATTGGGTCTTCATGTAGATAAAAGATATTCATTCATCAACTCCTTTACTTTTATTAGATTCTTATATTGTAACACACTCTCACTCATACTGTCAATAGCCCCCTTAATCAGTCCAAAATCAGTCTTTAAGACCTCTTTTAGAGGATAGATATCAACATGTATTAAGAAGACTGCTGTGGTGCCCTCAATAATTGTAGCAGTCCTTTCATGTTCAACTCTAAATGTCAAATTATCTAATGAATCAAACTCTGGTTTCTCATATAATGGATGATTACTATATCCATTTAATGATGATATACCCCAAGTATATCTATGATAAGATTGTCCACCTGTCATGGCTCTCATGATGCCATCAGATGCACGAAGTAATGCTTCATTATCTGCAATAGGTTCGTGTAATTCTTCTAAACTTTTACCAACCTTTTCACCAGCATTCCATGATGACGGAAAGGCTACGAAACATGCTTCTAATTTACCATTATGCATAATAACCACATCATCTTCAATTACCATACCTAATTGTTTTATATCATCACATTCAGTAAATAATTGATAGTTATCATGTTCATTAAAAAGTCCTAATTTTGCGGCTGTCTTTTCAACTAGTTTTTCTTTTTGTGCAATCTCTGTTTCAAACCAAATGTTGTCGCCTAGATTATTTAACTCAATTAGTTTTTGGTTTTGTATTTCTAGGTCAGTTTCATTTGCATTGAACTTAGGGTTTTCACAAGGATTGAAAACTGGCTTCATATCAAAGGGGTTTCTGATTACATGTTCAAACATCACTATAATTCTTTTCTTCTTGCTCTCTCTTTTTTTCTATTTTTGATAAATCAATTAATACTATTACGATTGATATTACACCAATCATATATACAATAATTTCTGGGATGTAAAAATTCATTTGACTTCTTTAATTTCTTGAACAACACATTTTGGTATGATTGTAGAATTACCACAGTCATCAATGCTGCCATCTTCTTTAAAATTAAAATCTGAAACGATTCTAACAATATCATCATCATCTTCACTAACTAAAAAACCTGTACTTAAACATCTAGGTAATTTACTATCTTTTACATCTTCTATACTTTGCCATGATGAATCTGATGTGATATCAATCCAATATACATGAACAAATTTGTAGGGTATCTTTTTGATTGCTCTACTCATAATACATAACCTCTGGTGTTCATACCGACCCTATGATGAGGTCGAGAGAGAGTGGGTCGATATGAACGGGAACTATTTTGTAACCTCATTTTTACTAGCCATTATAACAGACTAAACAAGACTTGTCAAGTACTTTATACGCCAGAAGCACTACCTGGTGCTTGTGGGTATTTTGGTGCTTCTACTTGCATGAAATTTTCATCCCATTTAAAAGCCTCTCTTACCACATCTTTTGATAAACCTTTATATACTTGATGTAATCTTTTATCTTTTGCTGCACACAATAATTCTGCTTCACTTTCATGAAGACCTTCACACATTTGAATAAACATGTTTTCTTTTTGATGTTGGGTTGTATCATTGTCTGCACCTTTAATAAAGTGCCATAATTTTCTTGCTTCACTTTGAAGAACAGTATGTTCTGTTCCCATAGGTGCATCATTTTTTTTGTATGGTACTTCACCTGTTGGTATCACCCATTCTTTAGTAGGGTCAAAAGATGCTTTCAATAACATTCTTAATGAACTTGAATCGTTCACTATGAGTATTGCTACCTTCTCTGATTTTGTTTTCGCCTTATGTACTTTATCAAGTACCTCTGAAAACAATGGTGTAAAATTGCCTTGTCTTGCCATTTTAAAATTCTCCAATTTGTTCAGTTAGACTTTTCAGTCTTTTATCTATAAAATAATTTAATAGTTTACTTCTGTCACCACAAGTAGCACTCTTAAAATCATCTAAGATATCGCCTTCTAATTCCTCTGGTATATTATCCAAATTAATTAGTTTGTCATTCCTTTGATAATTTCTTTTCACTTCATCATTTAAATCATCAATGTCTTGAGCCAATATACTCTGCATCTTTTTAGATGTCAAGGGTCTTTGCCTTAAATCATCTGTAAAAGTATGGTCGGGTGATAGTACATTTGGTATACCATCTGACTTGTCACCTTTTAGTATATGTTCTTTTATATAGACAACCGCGTCAACACCATTTACATGTTTTTTAGTAATCGGACTGTATTGTCTTACATTGTCATATTTTTGTAATTGTATAAAGTCTTTATCACCTGATACAATCATGATTTTTTCACTTTGATAATGTTTACATAGTGTTGCAATTACATCATCTGCTTCTGCCCCATAAGTTTCTACAACTTTGTAGGGTAGAAATTCTTTTATCTCATCTTTAATCTGATTCAGAACTCCAAAAATACTATTCCAATCTTTGCCATCTGATTCTCTACCTTTTCTACGGCTATGTTTATATTGTGGAAATACTTCTCTACGCCAATATGCTCTTGAATCGTAAGTAAGAACTATTTCACCATAGTCTTCATTAAACATTGTTCTATACATTCGTACAGAATTTAATATCATATGTCTGACCATTTCTTCATCTAACTCACCTTTATTCATGTGCAAGTGCATCATTAAAGATGCTAAAGAGATTTGATTCATATCAACTAATATCATATTAAACTCCGTTTAGAAAGGGTGGCCCGAAGACCACCCCACTAATTCTTAATTAATTAAGAAGCGAATTGTACGCCATTACCATAAAGTGCTTTGATTCCAGCAGCGATAATAGTTTTATCTGCAGCTCCATTCATTAGTACTGCACCTACACCAGCGTTAATAATTGCTTGTGTTGGTTCACCCATACGATATGATGTTCCACTAGCAGTTTTGTTAGTGTAAATCATATAACCTTGACTTCTTAATTTATCTACCATCGCTTGTGGCGAAGTTAAGTCAAATGTTGTTCTTAATTGTGTCCAAGTAACTACATCACCTCTTTCGAATGCATTAATTACTCTTTTTGTTTTTGATAGTTTCTTTCTACCCATGTTATAATCTCCTATGATTATTGTTGTTTATAACTAATTTTATGCCTCGTATAGTCATATCGGCAACTACATTATTGTAATTCGTTTTAATATCCCCACCTTCTTTTTCTTCTACTTGAAATTTGTTCTCTTAACTTTCTATACATTTCATAGTAGTCTTCTTGCCATTGAAACCTTTCAATTTCTTCTGGTGTCATTGGGTCTGAATATGGTTCTCTTTCACTCATCATCTTTTTCCTCATCATCTTTATTATCATGAATTTTTTTACTTCTTAATTCGTGTAAAGAACCTTTATTCTTATCATCTTTCCATTCTGATATTTTATCTGGGTCTGTTTCTAATTCTAAATCTGATTCAAATGATATCTCTGTTTGATTATCATCTTTAATATCTTCTGCTATTCCAACTAATTCTGATAGTAATGGTGCATCAAATTTTGAATAAAATACATTTGTACCATCTTCTGATTGAGCAGGTGATGGTGCCATTATATTATCAAGTAATCCTTGTATGATATGTGGTAATTTTTCTTGTCTTGATATAATACCTTTAACTGTTTCAGATAAAAATCCAATGTCTAAACTAAATCTTTCATCTGTAATATCATAACCATATTCACTAATGGTATGAATTAATTGTACCATAATTTTTTCAGTTATAACTTCTATTCTATCAAGTTTTTCTTGATATTTTTTGTGAGTATTATTTTTATCTAAAGCTTTATCCAACTTTTTCTTTGCCCACTCACCATTGTTTTCTACTGGTTCATCACCCCAAGGGCCGACTACTATATTTGTTTTATCATCTTTTTTATCTGTCATGATATAATCTTTTTCTCGACTGGTACAACTGCACCTATATATTGTAAATAATTATCTCTAATTTCTGTTTTAGGTTCATTGATTGTTATTATATTTTCTTCTTTAATATCAAATTCTTCATTCTCAGCAAATGGTATGAAAGGTGAAAAGTATAATTTACTCTCTTGACCTGAACTCTGATTTTGTTGCATCGGTATAAGTACAAAAGGTTTTTTTATTGTAGTGACTGTTTTATCATTATCTGAATATTGTTGATTAGTCACTTCTGCTACAATGTCCTCGCCTGTAGTAAGGCGTAATAATTTTACATCTGTCATTTTATCTTCCTGTTTTTTTTCTATAGTTTCTTTTATAATTGTGTGGCCCTGGTGTTTCTCTAAGTTTCCTTAACCATCTTTGTCTACCTGCAGACTTAGCCAATCTATTCTTTTCACTTTTCTTAGTGTAGAATTGTCTTTCGTTTGCCTCGTTAAGAACTCCAGCTTTAAGAATTTTCTTTTTGAATATTCGTAATGCTTTACTTATATCATCACCATGAACTCTTACACCTAACCCAGATACTTTTTCCTCTGGTTGTTTTTTCTTAAAGTTTCTTTTCTGTTCGTAATTATGAACTGAAAATCTTTGTCTAGGTTTACTTGAACTACCTTTCATT